GACTCTTGGCTGGTCTGCTCTGGGTTGTGTTTGGGGTCCACCGACATTTTTTGTTGCCATTATCCAACCTTTTTAAGATCAGGTTTGCCCTCTTTGACTTGGGGAGGAGCTGGGGGTTGCCCAGCTTTCTTTTCCTCCATTCGTTTTAGGCGATCTTTTAACTCCTCTTTCATGGGTGGCTCGATCAGGTCTAGCAAAGACTCCTTATCGATTGCACCAGCCTTGAGTAAGTTAAATGCCAATTGTCTGTTGTCTTCCATGAAGATGGGGGAATTGCTATGTGCATCCACCTTAACAGTAAAGTTCTTTGTGAATTGTTCTGCAATGAACGGGTGACCAGCTGTGTCTTTGAAATGCGTGTCATCGTAAAGCTGCATTGCTTTCAAGTACAAAGTGGAGAGTTTTTCTAAACTGTCCTCGATCACCAGGGCGCGTTTCTTTGTCCTGGAAGATCCAAGTCGAGCCAACTGTGAGGCATGACCGGCAGACCGTACACCCGCCTCACCCTTACCAGAGAGGACGTTACCAATACCAGATGCCTCCTCAAACATGGCATCCACTTCTCTGATCTCGGTGAAGAGATCTGGTGGCATATTAGGAGCCATCTTCTCTACTTTGGCATTTGGCATATCTGTAGAAAGTAACCCCCCCGCGCGGTTGAGTGCAAAATTCTTTTCATCTAAGATGCCTGTAAATCCGATCAGAGCCGTGGGGGGAGATACCTGTTTGGACAGAATATCTAGGATCTCTGTCATGCGTCTGTTTCGCAGCTGCTGCAGATATATGAGGCGCTGCACTTCACTTGCACCCCAGTAATAGTCATACAAGGGATTAGGACAAATTTGTATAAAAGGCAATTCACCTTTGATGAACAGTGACTCACCTGGGCGATCATAAATAATGATGTCTGGATCTGCCTTGGTGACTACGCGGTAATCTTTGCTGTCATCGCACCAGCACCACAACTCGGTCATCTCCACCGTGTCTTCTGAAACTTCTGCCTTGTACCTGTTACCACCTGACAAATTCAGATTGACGTTACCGTACATGGTGGGATTACTTTGAGACAAAATAATTCTCTCTACACCACTGGCAACTTCTGTCCGCTCATGTTGAGTTGAAGTTACTCGCTGCACAATCTCTTCTCTTCTAGGGTGAGAATACAAACGCGAGTACAGCTCAGACTTTGTGATGTAGTATTTTTGGATCAGCGCCTCTTGTCTGTCTGTATAGGTGATGTCCTCTCTCAGAACACCCATGCTGCCAGGCTCCACCATGTAGGGGTGGATGCCGTTGTTCATAATCAGTTTGACGTACGTTGTGCCGTAGACCAGAGACCAAGTTGTAGCCGTTGAGAACACCTGGTCTGCATTCGAGTTGAGCCACTGGTCATTGAGTGCCTTGGTCAGCACTGGGACTTTCTGATGTTCGTTAGGTGGTGTAGATGCACCCAGGTTGATGCTGAACCTGGTGGTCTCAGCGGAGTACAAGAAAGAGGTCAGCTGGTCAAGGTGAGGGAAAATCTTGTTGTAAAGAGCTGGAGCCTCTTCTGGACCGTTACCAAACAAATAATAATTGCGTAGAGTCGCGTAATCTACTTTGCGAGTGTTCAAAGACACTTCGCACTTGTAGATCAAGTCTCTGAAAAATTCATCTCTCTCTATCGCGCCTTTTGGTATCTTCATGTTTGTACTTTCAGACCCTCATGATCATTCATTGTTCCAGGACCCGCTTTGGGTTGCGTAAATTGTCCTATATCTTTGGGCATGATGCTAACAGATTCGTCTTTTACAGGCTTAAACTGCCCACCCATGACTGATTTCAGACTGATATTACCACCATTGCCCCACATTGCGCCATCCCCTGGACGAGGCTCTTTGGGTTGATCAGCAGCAATACGTTTGTTGTTTGCCTCCATTGCCTCTGTAGCCTGTGCAAACTCCTTGTCTGAGAGTTTGTTCTTGCGTTTGAGATAACCGTCTTGATGTTCACCAGCTCTGGTGGACTTGATGTTGGTCATGTCAAAGTCGATAGCCAGTTGTTTTAGGTTTGCATCTGTTTTGACTGTTTTCTGGGACTTGATAGCCACAGGTTGCAAAAAAACAACCGATAACTCAGCCCCGCAGCCTTTTATAGGGCATTTAGCCTCCCTAGACTCAAATACACCGTGACCCGCGCAGAAATAATCTTTTAAAACACCCATTTTTACCCCCTTTTTGACAAAATTTCGTTGATATGACTGTAATCATGCCTGTTTACAGGACCTAAAGTGACCTTTGGCATACCGTTAACCATCTCAATTCTGAGGTGCGGTACTAAAGGTATCTCAGGCACTTTCTTAAAATCCACATATCTGTGACCAGAATGCTTACGCATGACCCTGACTCTGCCTGATTTCCACATCTCATAGGCTCTGTTGACCCTCTTTTGGGTGTACTCGGTCAGCGGTCTGGTCTCCCTGATGAAGACTTCTTCTATGTGCAGCTTGCTTAGACCCGCCAATTCAGCAAAAAGATCAATAGAAATGCCTCTGTCCTTGTCTTTTATGAACAGTTTGATCTCTTTCATCAGTTGTTTTTTACTAAGTACGGGCATCTTTTCCCCCATAAACACCAATCATCTTGAGATAGTTGGAGACGTTTTTGCCAACTGCAATCTGTTCTGGCGTGTAATCGTCTTGTTTGAGTGACATTTCTTTTGTCAAACGCATAGCTACAAGTCTAGGCTGCACTTGTTCTGCCCAGGCAATGGTAGCCAATGCGGACGCAATGACCCGATCATCCTTACCTCTGCCTGGTGCGCCTATAAACCCTTGCTCTCGCACAATACCTTTCATCTCTTCCAAGGTATCCATGCTGTAAATCCCCATCATGCCCCGCTCGAAGTAATCCTTCATGTAGGACAGCATCCTCTCTTTAGTGTTTGAGGTGGTGATAAAGCCTATGGAGCTGGAGAGTGACCCCATGCTGTCCATACGTCTCCAGATGTAGTGGGACATACTGCCCAGGACATCGAGCAGACCTTTTCCTGTACCGCCTTCCATTGCAGCTGCCAGGCGTTTCAAATGTCTCATCTCATTGATGACTGCCTGACCTGGACCGTTGACTTCTAAGTTAAGAGTAGAGTTCTTGTAGGCTCCAGCAATGTGGGCGATCACCCAGGCAAACTGGTAGGTGTTGAGTTCAGACGTTGCAAACTCTGCCACCTGGTCAAGACCATCCGCATAAACACGAAACACTTGGATGCAGAATCGATCTGCCCAATCGGAGGATCCGTAAGCGGGATCAGCTCCGATGACATAGTATGCTGTATCCACTGGCTGCTGCCAAACCCGAAGGGTTGCCAGGCGGTCCGTGGACTGGAGGCATTCAGTATCTTGAAACATTTGCCCAAACGCATAACGATAGCACTCATACTCAAGCCCCTTCGCGTGTTTCGCTGCATCTGTACAGCGTGAATTTGAAAAGAAAGAAGTCCCTGTCATCACAAACGCATAGTCCTCTGTGGGTGGAAACTCCTGGTACATCAGGGTCTCATCCTTGATGCCTTCGTACATCTTCCACCGCCACCAAGCCATTTGTCTGGAGTTGACCTCAAAGCCATACATCTTCTTGACTTCCTTGACCCACTCTTTCTCTTCTGGCTTGAGTTTGCCGTCCCAGTAAACCTTGTATTCTTTCGAATCTGCACCTACAGAATAATATTCGTTCCTCCACCAGCCACAGAAAATAGCTCGCTGCGTCCTGGCTTTCTTCGCGGTCTTGTACATATCGTGGAACATATTGAACCCTTGCGCGGTGGACTCAAACATATAGAGTCGCTCAGGATTCTTCTCTGCAAGAGAGGCGATCAAAGATGCAAGTCCCTCTTCGTTCCCCCAGGATGCGGTCTCTGTCCCGTGTAGGTAAGTGATAGCCTTACCTTGCCCCAGACGAGACTTGTTACCAGCAATCTGGTAGAAAATCCTAGATCTGTTTTTGAGAACCATCTGGTTTCTATTGTGGGCAACCATTGGAATCTTATATTCTTTGGGCAGTCCTTCGATATACATACCCAGTGTCGAGCGGAACATATCCCTGTTTTCCTCTGTATCCGCAACAAGAGTTCCTTGCCACCCTGGATGGGTGAACTGCCAATATAAATCCAGAGCCAGGGAAACAGTTGTGATACCCAGCTGCCTACCCTTGAGAATGACAAAGAAATGTACGTCTTCATCTAAGCCTTTCTGTATCTCTTCCATCACATACGTTTGTGTCCCCAGAAGTTTGCCCATCTTCTTCAAGCCCTCCTCCTTGGTCTCAATGCTAAGTTCGCTGCAGAACTTGTAAAACTGCTGGAGATTGAATTTCATAGCACCGATCTGGAGGGAGTCATATT